AACGCAGTGCAATTCTTTTTCTCACACCAAGAAGATATGCACGATTGCGTATCTAAAATGCGTGAACAGGACGCTCTTAACGAGGCGAAAGGCGCGGTTGAAAAACTGCTTAAAGAAAACGGATTTAAATAAAACATTCCAATCTTTAACAAAATGGAAAGAATTAACAAGCCCAATGTCAAGTGTATGGGCATAAAATATCGTGTACATGGTAACAATATCAGACATTGGGAAAGGGGAGTATTATTGGGAAACCACATCTTCTCACGCAAATAATACTGAAACCGCAAATGACTTCATTGAAAATGAGTTGCCTGAAAATATTAAGGTTTATTTCCAAGACGAAAATTATTTGGAATTTAGACTAGAAGATGGGAGGTTCTTTTCGGCAGCGGTGTTCGACAATGGTGATTTTACACACCATCAAGCAAATTTTGAATTTATAAAATAATAATCATGGAAATTATTCTGAATTGTGGGGATAAGATAAACGTTCCCCAGGGCTGCAGGGCCGAGATAAAGGATGGCGTCATCACTATTGAGAAAGAGGAGAAAGAGTTCAAGAGAGGGGATGTCATTGTAAGCAAGATAGATGAAATCTTACTCGTAATCACTTACGACTTTGATAGCAACCTCTTAACAAGTTTTGTTAATATTGACGCGCACGGTAACCTTTTCAATAATCCTTATCAAAAATGGAATGTTTCCCACGATTGGAGACTTGCCACCGACGAAGAAAAACAACTTCTTTTTGACAAGATGAAAGAGCAGGGCTTGCGGCGGAATGCCGAAGAAAAGAAAGTTGAGAAGATTAGGTGGAGGGCAGTAAAGGAAGGTTTTTACTATTTCCTCACGACCTCACTTAATGTTGCAAAAGCGGAGGAAGACTGCAAAGAGGTTGCCAGCCATAGGTATGCAGCATGTAATTACTTCCGCACCGAAGAGAATGCCAGAAAGGCTGCCGAATTGGTTAAGGGTACACTGAAAAAGTTTCACGAAGATTATGGAAACAATAAATAATAAAATAGTCAGAGCACGCAAGCCCCATCATTGCGACTTCTGCGGTTGTAAAATAGAAAAGGGCGCATTGTATAATCTACAATTTAATAAAGATGGCGGCGATGTGTGGTCAAACAGGGAACATCTTGAGTGTTTTGAGTTAACGTCAATCATAGAGTTTGGCGACTATGATGGAATAACTGAACAGCTTTTCTGCGAAGCCATCCAAGATTACATCTACAAAAATCATTATGACGAAAAATTAGATGACATTTCGGACGAATGGCAAAAGCTAAACAGATATGAAGCTAGTAAAAGAATACTACAAGAGCTTAACGAAGCAGGAGTTAAACACTTGAAATTAAGTATTTGAAAAGATAAAGAAGATGAAAAAGATAATGTTCAACGACAGGTATCTCCTCACGCAAGCTGTTCTGCGTGGGGAGAAGACCCAAACGGGGCAAAACCCCATTAAGTAAAAACAAAAAAAAACAAGAATATGAGAATAAAGAAGATAATCTCGCAAAATCACCGAGATTTTCAGGCAGTATATGAGTGTGAACATTGTGGTCATACCGAAGAGGGTTATGGGTACGATGATGAGTTCTTCCACAGAGAAGTCATCCCTAACAAGGTGTGTGGAAAATGCGGCAAGAAAGCGGCAGATGACTATATTCCACAGCCTACGAAATATCCTGATGGAGCGGAAATATGATTTTGAATTAGTAGAATATCAACAATGGACACAACATTATCTGTCGAAGACATACAGATAGCATTACGCAATTACCATCTGTGGAATAAGCGGAGCGACATCATGATACCGAACCTTTCATGGGGGCTGCTTAAATACGAGGCGGATTTCGTGATAGTGGACAAGAAAGGCTTTCTTACCGAGGTCGAGATTAAGAGGTCGCTTTCGGATTTAAAGGCCGACTTTAAGAAAGGCCACAAACATGACGACCCCCTTGTATCTGCTTTCTATTACTGCCTGCCGATAAGCATCAAGGCTAAGGCGTTGGCGGTTATAAGGGAGCATTTCGACCCCGACAATCTGCCTGCCGTGATATTCTATGACGAAAACGGGAAATTAGAACTATCAAGATATGGCGGCATCCCTAATCGCGGGGGGCGGATGCTCACTCTTGAAGAAAGACTAACGATAACTAGGCTGTTGTCTATAAGGTATTGGAACGAAAAAGAAAAAGCAAGGAAAAATGGCACATTTACTACCACGCAAGATTAAAAAGGCTTGCAACCCCTATTTAGATAATGTACCACTAAAAACCAAGTGGATGAGGCATGTACACTGCCAAGTTAGTGGATTTCATTATGCTACTGTTAACGATTATTCTCCAATAATGGATTATTACACAAAATATGGAGCAGTTATAAATTATATGCTTATGAAATTGGGCTAATTAATAATACACTGATGAAACAGAAAGTGACTTTTGAAATGGCTCTGCGAGACATCAATCGCAAGACCAAAAAGACAAGCGATGGAAAAGTTTTAAGCAATCCACCTGCCGAAATAACAGCCAAAAGCCTTATTGAAGAAGAAAGGCAAATCTTGCTGAATTATATTCCAAAGTTGGAATGGACAGACTTGTATGTAGCTCGTGATTTACCAGGTATTATTATGGAAGTGAGTTCTGCTGCAACACCTTTTGGGACTTATGTGATAACAAAAGAAAGACAAGTTAAAACATACCAGCTCGTTCTTCATGATTGCCTCTTAACGGAGGATGGTGAAACTTTGGATAAGGTAAAACATATAGCAGAAGAAGATTATAAAAAACGTATTCTTGAAATATTTGGTCTATGACACGAGAAGAGTTAATAAAAATGGCAGCCAAGAAATATTGCCAATGCAATATCCCCAACTTGCCACAGATGCACCTCACCATATCAACAGCATTCGAGGCAGGGGCGAAATGGGCGGACGCCCACCCTGCCAACCCTTGGCAAAAAGTCGACGACGGGGACTTGCCAAAGGAATGTAAGGGCAATGCGATATGTCCGACGTTCCTTGTTGCAGCAAAGGGCGGAGACCTCATTATGGCATACTATGCGTGGAAAGAGGATGAAGACGAACCTTATTTCTATGACGACTGCGACATGGCATTAGATGTCAAATGGTGGATGGAAATGCCTAAATTACCAAGCAAATAAATATATGAATTACGATAAACTTAAAGAAGATTTGGGCGAGGAATTATGTCGTTATTGCCCTTGGACGAACAACAAAGAGGGAATAGCACGAGATTGCGATAGCCTTTGTGAGGGAGATTGGTGCGATGATGCCCTTGAAAATTACTTGGAAGAGAATGATGTTGAAATGACTTTAAACAAATAAAATATGAAGAAGATAAGTAACGAACAGGAACTATTTGATTTATTCTGCAATGATGATACCTGTTTTGGTGAGTATCAAGAACCGTTTCTTGAAATAGTCCATAATGAAGTTTGGGCTGCCAATAGGCGTATGGCCGTGGCGGTAAAAGCTGAACTCGTTTCAGAAAAGCACCACAAGAGGAAAATAACAAAAAATGTTGACTTCGGAACTCCATGCAATGTAAAAGTCACGCTTAAAGCCATTAAGGGCGCACTCGCCAAGCTGCCGATGGTTGAAGAGGAAGAAATAGAAGACGTTGAGTGCGAGGAGTGCGATGGCAGTGGGGAGGTAGAATGCGAATACATTGATAATAATGGTGTAACTCATGAAGTCACGGCTGATTGCCCTATATGCTTTGGCTCGGGATATGTTGAGGGTGAGCCGAAGAAGACTGGGAAAATGGTTGTCGATTTTAGTACACCGATAAAGCTTGGCGAGGCCTATTTCATGGGTTATAGGCTTGACATCCTCGCACAAGCGATGGAACTCCTAGGATTGGAAACACTTACCATGACACACCACGGAGGGTATGGTGTTGGTTATGGAAAAGCATGCGAATTGCAGGCTGATGGGATAAGATTTATGCTTGCACCGATGCTTGCAGAAGACGTCCATAATGTAATAGAAATTGAAGTATGAAATAGGGGCGGTGACACAGCACTGCCCCTAAGGAGAGTTCCAAATGTTTAAATCACAAGTTGCAGTACAAAGTTAACGAATTATTTAATTATGGCAAAGAAAATGATTAGAACAATCTTAGCAATAGGCCTTTTGGCTGTGCTAGTCGGCTGTGAGCCGAAACCTTTCAAGGGTATTATCGTATGCAAGGAGTACGTCAAGGCGCACATGAGTAACGAAGAGGCGCACGTCGTGGAAGAGGCTGCGTTCGTACCAAGAGTGCATTATGTACCACACCCTAGGCGCGTACCAAAACTCGTACCGTCAGAGTGGAAGTTCTACGTGGCGAACAAGTACGCCGTCATAGAGTTTAGCGTTGACAGCATTACCTACACCAAGCATCATGTTGGTGAGAGAATTGTAATGAAAGAAAGGTAAAAGGTATGGATAAGAAAATAATCGTACTTATGTCGCGCGTCTTCCCACTAAATAGTAGTCGTGCAGGGGAAAAGACGGGTTTCAAGGAAAGCATTGCAGTAGGGCGGAAAATACACACAATCCGCGACAATTTCGCCGTTTGGGCAAAAAAACTGGATGCAATAAAAAAAGGAGACCATGTGTTGTCGGTACGCCAATGGTCGGGCAGGCCGTACAACTCTCCACAGGTGGAAATCCTGCGCACAAAGGAGAATATAGGTTATCAGCCTATAATAATACGATACGACCACAAGAATAATTTCATCGTGGCAAAAGTCGGCAACGCGTTTGTCCCAATAAACACGCTTGCGAAAAATGACGGCCTTTCGGTGGAGGATTTCAAGGAATGGATATTCGGGAAAAATCCGCAAGAAAGTAAGCTGTTTAAAGGCATAGTTATTCACTTTACGCCATTCCGATATTAGGGAGAGCGAAAAACTAAACATGGCGCGTTATGAGACACGAAGAAGACCGCATACAGATAGCTTGCGTGAATTGGTTCAGCCTGCAATATCCAAAACTCGCCCTCCTACTCCATCATTCACCCAACGGAGGCAAGCGCACCCGATTTGAGGCGATGGAGTTCAAGCGGATGGGTACACGACGAGGATTTCCCGACTTGATACTCTGCTTCCCCTCAAAAGGGCATCACGCCCTCTTTGTTGAAATGAAAACAAAGACAGGCAGGCAACAGCCATCGCAGAAGATTATGCAGAGGCAACTTGAATGGGCAGGATATAAGTACGTCATCTGCCGCTCACTTGAAGATTTTATCAACGGAATCAACGATTATTTGCGTTGAATTTTGTTAATTTGCAAAGAAAGAGTACCTATTGGGTACTCTTTTTCGTATATTTGCGTCTAACGAATTGATTAATTGCAAACAAATGAAAAAGCAGTCAGACAATACGGCACGAGCTGATGTAATGGCAGTGATGCTCCCCTTGTCAGCAATCGAACCCAACGAGGGACAATTGGAGGGACTTCCATCCAACCCACGGAGCATCACGCGAGAGAAGTTGGCATTACTGAAAAAGAGTGTCCAAGAGCACCCCGACATGCTCTCTTTACGTGGACTTCTAGTGTACCAGCTGGATAGCGGACACTACATTGCCATTGGTGGGAACATGCGCCTCAAAGTGATGCAAGAGCTGGGCTATACCGAAGCACCCTGCGTGATTGTTCCCAAGGAAACGCCAATCGAGGAAATCAAGGCGTATTCAATCATTGACAACAATGGCTTCGGCAAGTGGGACTGGGATATGCTTGCCAACGAGTGGGACGAAAACCAACTCACGGATTGGGGCGTTGACTTGCCAATTTTCAACAATGATGAAAACATAAGCCCTGACGATTGTACTGATGAATTTTCACTCCCTGATGGTGGAAAAGGGAATGTAGAAACAGTGAGTTTCATATTATCAAGCGAGCAAGCCACATTCATCAAAGAACAACTTAAAATCTCACAATATGACGATGCCGATACGTTTGGAAACACCAATAAGAACGGCAACGCCTTATATTCAATAGTGAAACAATGGGCAGGTGCAAGGATATAGTTATTAAGGTCATTCCATCAAAGATAGCGAATGACTTCGTTAAAAGACACCATTATTCGGGAAAGGTTGTGCAAAATTCACAACTTCACTTCGGTGCATTTCTCGACGGCAAACTTCATGGTGTACTCCAATATGGCCCGTCAATGGACAAACGCAAGGTAATGGGGCTGGTCGAGGGTACGGAGTGGAACGGCTTTATCGAATTGAACCGAATGGCATTTGATGATTACCTGCCACGCAATAGCGAAAGTTATTGTATTGGCAAGACCTTACGGATGATGCGCAAGCAGACACCGCAAATCAAGTGGGTTATTTCCTTTGCAGATGGATGTCAGTGTGGCGATGGAACTATTTATCGTGCAAGTAATTTCATTCTTACAGGAATTACCAAAAATAAAACCATTATTGAGTTTCCTTCGGGGGACAGAATGGCCGCATTGACGTTTGAGAACAACCCTAATTCATCCCTTATTCGCAAACAATGTGAATTTCTAGGCATTCCCGTTAAATATCGCACTCGAAACGAATGGCTGAAGCTGGGCGCAAAGTACGTTGATGGCTATCAACTTCGGTATATTTATTTTTTAGACCCGAAATATAGACAGTACCTGACCGCTCCAGAAATCCCGTTCAGCGAAATAGATACCATCGGAGCTGGAATGTATAAGGGCAAGAATGTTCTACGGTCTGAACGCCATCAAATCAAGAATGAGGCACAAAAAGAGCGTGAAAGTGGAAAAAGTAAATAAAGTTGATTTCACGAATAAAAATGAACGGACATGGCAAAATACAACAAGATAATACTTGAAGAGTGCGTGCAATGGGTTTCGGAGCATGGACTTATTGACTACGGGGGCGCACGGCTTAAAGATTTCCGTGCGGCTTTCCATATTGAAGATATTACCTATCGCCGTTGGATGCAAAAGCCAGAGTTTCGGGATTCCATCAATGCGGCAAAGGAAGTATTCAAGAAGAACCTCACACATGACCTCGTTACTTCACTATCAATGACGGCCAAAGGATACGAAAGGGAGGAAACGGAAACGGAATACGTGCCTAACCCGAAAGACCCAACAAAGCCGACGATAAAGAAGTTGAAGAAATCAACGAAGCACTACCAGCCTAATGTGGGAGCGGCTATATTCCTGCTTACCAATATTGACCCCGACCACTATCAAAACAAACAGCGCGCGGATGTCGCCATCAAGAAACAGGAGGACGACAAGCCATTGACGCTTGAAGAGGTCAACAAGGAGCTGGAACGATTGAGAAAGTTTGACGTTGAAGAAGACAAGGAAGAAACGCAAGAAGAATGAGAAATGGGAGTGGCGAGGTAAGGCGCAGGATGTTGGAATTGAGGCAGGCGAAACTAAAACTCGAAGCCCCAAACAAGTTCTCGTGTTTCCTCGGCTACGCCAACCCCAAGTATGAGATGGAGTGGTTTCACAAGGTTGTCGCGGAGGGTTGTCAGTCGCTTTTGGAGGGGAA